TGAATCTAATTTAACATTTGATGGTTCAGTTTTGAATGTTGTAGGTAATTTAGTTGTGTCTGGTGATATGACCATCAATGGAACTACCTCTACTATTTCAACTGTTAATTTGATAGTAGAAGATCCACTGATTTTATTAGCTGCTACACAATCTGGTTCACCAGCTTTAGACTCGGGTATAATGATTAACCGTGGAACTGGAGCTACACAAGCCTTTATTTGGGATGAATCTAATGATGAGTTTGCGGTTATTACTACAAATGATTCTTCGTTGGTTCAAGGTAATTTAACAATTGCAACATATTCTAATTTTAGAGCTAACCAATTACAATCTGAGAGAATAAAACTCACAGAAGGAGCTCAATTGAATTATATTCTTATTTCAGATGCTCAAGGTTTAGCTTCATGGACTGCTTCAATTCCGGGAACATCTGGAACAAGTGGAACCTCTGCTACTTCTGGAACAAGTGGTTCTAGTGGAACAACTGGGACTAGCGGAACAACTGGAACCTCAGGGACTAGTGGTACATCAGGAACTACTGGAACCTCAGGAACTTCTGGTTCAGCAGGAACCTCAGGAACTTCCGGGTCAGCGGGAACCTCAGGATTAAGTGGGATTGATGGAACTTCAGGGACAACTGGAACATCGGGAACTTCCGCTACTAGCGGAACTTCTGCTACTGCTGGAACATCCGGAACGAGTGGAACCTCTGCTACAAGTGGAACATCTGGAACCTCTGCTACAAGCGGAACCTCTGCTACTAGTGGAACATCAGGAACAACTGGAACTTCTGGAACCTCTGCTACCAGTGGAACTTCTGGAACCTCTGCTACTTCGGGAACTTCCGGAACCTCTGCTACAAGTGGAACGTCCGGAACTTCTGCTACAAGTGGAACATCAGGCACTACAGGAACATCTGGAACGTCTGCTACTTCAGGAACTAGTGGAACAAGTGGAACTTCTGCAACAAGTGGAACTTCCGGAACCTCTGCTACAAGTGGAACATCAGGAACAACCGGAACATCTGGAACCTCAGGAACATCCGCCACTAGTGGAACAAGTGGAACCTCCGCGACATCAGGAACCTCTGCTACAAGTGGAACCTCAGGAACAACCGGAACATCAGGTACCTCTGCTACTTCTGGAACATCAGGTACTTCTGCTACTTCCGGAACCTCAGGAACAAGTGGTACATCTGCTACAAGTGGTACTTCTGGATCATCAGGAACTGGATTTAATACTATCGCCAACCCTTCTGATAACAGAATATTAACATCCGATGGGACTGTTAATGCTGCAAATGCTGAGTCTAATTTAACATTCGATGGTTCTACTCTTTCGGTAACAGGTGATTTGACAGTTACTGGTAATTTGACAATAAGTGGTACATCAACTACGGTAAATACCTCTAACTTAACTGTTAGAGATCCACTTATATTACTAGCATCTACCCAATCTGGATCACCAACTTTAGATTCTGGTTTTATGATAAACCGAGGAACTGGTGCCACACAGGCTTTTATTTGGGATGAAACGGCTGATGAGTTTGTATTTATATCAACTAACGACCCTGCAACAACATTAGGTGATGTGACCATATTAGGTTATTCTAACGTAAGAGCTGGTGGCATTACCGCTTCTCAAATAAAACTTACACACGGTGCAAATGCAGGTTGGTTTTTAGTTTCTGACGCTACTGGTTTAGCTTCTTGGACATTTTCAACACCAAATACATCTGGAACATCAGGAACCTCAGGAGCTAATGGATCTAGTGGAACTTCGGGTACAACTGGAACAAGTGGAACATCCGCTACTTCTGGAACAAGTGGAACATCCGCTACTTCTGGTACAAGTGGAACAACCGGAACCTCCGGAACATCTGCTACTTCCGGTACATCCGGAACGACTGGCACAAGTGGAACTTCAGGAACCTCTGCTACTAGTGGAACTTCAGGAACCTCTGCTACAAGTGGAACTTCAGGAACCTCAGGAAGTAGTGGAACAACTGGAACCTCAGGGACAACTGGAACTTCCGGAACATCTGCTACCTCAGGGACTAGTGGAACATCTGCAACAAGTGGAACCTCAGCAACTTCAGGGACTAGTGGAACAACCGGAACTAGTGGAACGACTGGAACCTCAGGAACAACTGGAACAAGTGGAACTTCAGGTACTTCTGGAACATCTGCTACTTCGGGAACTAGTGGAACATCTGCTACAAGTGGAACATCTGCTACTTCTGGAACCTCCGCCACAAGTGGAACCTCAGCTACTTCGGGAACTAGTGGAACATCTGCTACAAGTGGAACCTCAGGAACCACTGGAACATCCGGAACTTCAGCAACAAGTGGAACATCCGGAACTTCAGGAACTACTGGAACATCCGGAACAAGTGGAACTTCAGCAACAAGTGGAACCTCAGGAACTACTGGGACATCTGGAACATCCGCAACAAGTGGAACCTCAGGAACTTCAGGGTCATCTGGAACTAGCGGTTCTTCGGGAACTGGTTTTAATACAATTGCTAATCCTGCTGATAACAGAATTTTGACATCTGATGGAACTGTCAATGCTGCAAATGCTGAAACTAACTTAACATTTGATGGTTCGACATTAGCAGTCACTGGAGATCTTACTATTACTGGTAATCTATTAATCAGTGGAACAGCTACTTATATAAATACTCAAAATCTTTTAATAGAAGATAATATTATAACTCTTAATGCTACATTCTCAGGAACGCCTTTCTTGAATTCAGGTATAGAAGTTGGAAGAGGAAATCAACCTACTGCTGCACTTATTTGGAATGAAACAACTGATTTATGGTCAGCTGGTTTATCGGGTTCTGAAGTTTCAATTTTATTAAATGCTGGAACGGGTCTTACAAAAAATGGAGCAACAGTTTCATTAGATTTTAATTCAATAACTGGAACAGGTTTGACACAAAACGGTTCTCAGATTAGTATAAATAGCACATCATTTGCTTCTTCATTAGCAGGTAATGGATTATCAGCTAACGGTGGAACACTTTCTGTGAATGTTGGAAATGGTTTATCAATTGTTTCTGACACAGTCTATTTAGGTGGAACATTATCACAGAACACTGGAATAAACGCAAACGGATTTAACTTTACATTGGGGAATGCTGATAATATAAATTTTACAGCATCAAGTATAATAGCAACTTCTTCTACACAGACTTATTTAGTAGTAAAAGATTCTGCTACATCAGAAAGTTATCTTAATATAGGAGGTGGACAAGGTTCTAATAATTTAAGAGCATATAGCTCTTTCGGTGATTCTGAAATTTCACTGAATGATACATCTCTTACTATAGCCTCAACTAAAGGTCCAACCTTCTCATCAATACAAATTTCACATTTCACATTTTTAAATTCCTTAGATGGTTCCGTCAATAACATGATGGTTCGAGATAGTGTAAACAACAAAGGATTGATTTATTATGATGATTATACTGGAAACTTTACAACACATTCACTTGTTACAAAAGGTTATGTTGACTCAGTTTCAACTGTAAGTGCTATAAATGGTTTAAGTGAACCTACACCTGGTGTAATTTCATTAGGAGGAACTCTCTCTCAATCAACTACAATAAACACTCAAAACTATAATTTCAGTGTTATTTCTCCTTCAAGTACTATTTTAATGAGAAGAGATTCTACTTCTTATACTGGTATTGATAATGAAATATCGTTGGAAGATAAATATGTTTATCTAAAATCAATCGGAACTACTTCATCTGCAATAGTTCAATTGACTAACGAGGCTAATGGTCAAGCTCAATTGACAAATTATGTAGACTTTAATGGATATAGAAACCAGGTAACTGTTAATCAAAGTAGATCTTTGGTAGCTGCTCAAAAGAAAACAACAGGTTCTGATATTTATATTTCATTAGAAAGTGAGCCACAGTCTATTGGTGATGGTTCTAATGATAACTATATGTTGGTTGTTGATGATACTAAAAATAAAGGTTTAGTATATGGTGGTGATTACACTGCTAACTTTACAACTTATTCACTTGTAACAAAAGGATATGTCGATACTGCGGTTTCTTCGATTTCTGCAACTAACGGTCTTTCTGAAATATCATCTGGTGTAATTGGCCTTGGAGGAACAATGACTCAAATCACTACAATTCAAGGACAATCTTATGATTTGACTTTAGGTAATTTTGATGATATTACAGTAACAGCATCTTATATTGGATTAATTGTGTCTGATATGACATTATCTGTGGAAAATACTGGATTGGGTATAGGAATTGCAGGGGCTGAATCTCTTTATACAACTAAGTCTATGTCTTTAAGTTCTGGAATTACAAATATTTACTCTTTTGCTACATCATCATATACTGGAGCTTTTGTTGATTATGTTTTAACTAATGGTTCTAACGCAAGATCCGGTAGTATATTTGGTATTTGGAATGGACTTTCATTGGAATATACAGATACATCAACAAGAGATATAGGTTCAACAACGGGTGTTACTTTCTCATTTATTGCGAGTGGTGGAAATGCTGTATTACAATCTACTGCTAACTCAACTGGTTGGAACATAAAAGCAATTATTAGAAGTATTTAAAAAACTTAATTTTTTTCCTTTTTCGAGTTGAATCTTTTAATATATAAGGAGACTTCTTTTGGAAAGTGAAAAAAGAAATATTTAAGTGGCTAATGAGTTTGTAACAAGACGCGGTCTTGTATCTTTAGGAGGTGTTACATTTCCATATGTTTCAGTAACAGGAGCATACACAATCACGTCTGATGATTATTTAATAGATTGTACTTCAGGTACTTTTATTGTTACACTACCGACTGCTGTTGGAATTGCAGGTAAATTATATGTAGTAAAGAACTCTGGTAGTGGAACTATTACGGTTAACACTACTATATCACAGACCATAGATGGTTCATTAACAAAAACTTTAACACAAAGTCAAAATATTTCTTTACAAAGTAATGGATCTAATTGGATCGTTATGATTGACACTTCTGGTGCAAACGGAACATCTGGAACCTCTGGAACGTCCGCAACAAGTGGAACATCAGGTTCTGCTGGAACATCAGGTTCTGCTGGTACCTCTGGAACAACCGGAACTAGCGGAACTTCTGCTACTTCAGGAACATCCGCAACAAGCGGAACTTCCGCTACAAGTGGAACCTCAGGATCAAGTGGAACAACCGGAACTAGCGGAACTTCCGGAACAACTGGTACTAGTGGAAGTAGTGGAACTTCCGCTACATCGGGAACATCAGGAACTTCTGCTACAAGTGGGACATCAGGGTCAAGTGGAACAACCGGAACATCTGGAACAACCGGAACTAGTGGAACTTCTGCCACATCTGGAACAAGTGGAACTACTGGAACAAGTGGAACCTCCGGGTCTGCAGGTACGTCGGGAACAACCGGAACAAGTGGAACATCTGCTACATCTGGAACAACTGGAACTTCCGGGACCACAGGAACTAGTGGAACTAGTGGAACAACCGGAACTTCCGGGACCACAGGAACATCTGGAACTTCCGGAACCACAGGAACCTCTGGTTCGGCGGGAACAAGTGGCTCGGCTGGAACATCTGGTAGTTCTGGTTCAAGTGGACTACTAAGTTTAACTGGAACTACAGATAATGGTATCATTACTCTAAATGGTTCTGCACCTAATGGAACAGTTGAGTCTAATTTGACTTTTGATGGCTCTACATTAACTGTTACAGGTGATATAGTTGCATCTGGTAATTTGACTATCAGTGGAACGACGACTACAATAGATACTATTAATTTAACAGTAGAAGATCCAATTATATTATTAGCGTCAACACAGTCCGGAACTCCTACTTTGGATTCTGGATTTATGGTCAGACGAGGAACAGGAGCAACACAAGCTTTCATTTGGGATGAGTCAGCTAAATCATTTGCTGCTATTTCTACAAATGATTCAGCGACTTCTAGTTCAGTGAATATTAGTGGTTATTCTAATCTTCAAGTTAGTGGGCTAACTACTTCTCAAATTAAAATAACTGATGGGGCTCAATCAAATTATGTATTGACTTCTGATGCAACCGGGTTAGGTTATTGGTCTTCACTTCCACCAACAACAGACATCATGAATTATGTTACGGTTGGTTTGACCGGAAGTGTTGGAGTTGACTATAACTCAATAAAAGATGCTGTAGATAGTATCACTACTGCTTCGGCTAGTAATCCATATACCGTCAGAGTATATCCAGGACTTTATGTGGAAGACACAATTACTATGAAATCTTGGGTTAGTGTAAAAGGTGAAAGCCACACTACAACTATTGTTGAAGCAAGTAGTTCTAGTAATAGTGTATTTGTAATGGCTGACCAATCGTTAGTTATTGATGTTCAGATTCAAGGTTCTACAGCGACAGCTTCTGCTGCTGTTGTTTATTCCTCACCAACTACACCTCAAACTAATGCTATTGCTTATTTAGAAAATGTTAGATTTGGTTCTAACTATACACATGCAAAAGTTATAGGAACTGCTAGTGGTAACTGTATATTACAGTGTTCCAATGTTAAATATGGTGGTTATCCATTTACATTAGGTTTTTATGTAACTAGTGCTAATGGAACAGGTATTGGTAGAATGCAGTTAAGAAACGTTACTTCTACTAACGGAGGTATTACTACAACAACCGGTCTTGTATTTGCTAAGTCAGATTCTCCGGGTTGTACATTTATTGTAAATGGGTGTTTGTTAACAAAAGCCACCGGAGCTGCCGCTGGAACGGGATTCTGGGTAGAAAATGGAGGTTCTTTACGTTTAACATCAGTAAACTTCCAGAGATGGGCAACTGCAATTTATGCTCCTAATACAGGTTCTGCTCCAAGTATCTTTGGAGCGGCACTCAATTTTGAGAATAATACAAAAGATATTGTAGTTGAGCATCCTACTGCAACAGGACACGTAGATGGAGCAGATAGTTTTCTAAAGACTGAAATTCCAGTTTCCGCGCCTTTATATGAGATAAATACAGACCCTAGAGTAATTACGGTTGGTAGTAAAGGTTCTGACTTTACATCTATCAAAGCGGCAGTTGATTATGTCACGGCATCAAACATCAATAGCAGGTATGTAGTTCAAGTTGGTCCTGGCCAATTTTTTGAGGATGAGATAGATTTAAGTTCTAAACCATATGTTAGTATTGTTGGTAGTAACATTCAGACTACACAGGTTTTTCCTAACTCTTCTTCACAACACGTATTTAAAATTGGTCAAAATAATGAAATATCTTTCTTAAGTATTGCTGATGCTGGTCCTGGATATGCTGGTATTTACTGTGATGATATTGGGGATTTTGGACAAGCCCACAAGGTTTCATTCTACAATTGTGATATTGGTGTTTGGGTAAAATCTTCAACACAAGACACTACATTCTTTGGAGAATATTTAGATATGAATGAAGTTTTCAGTTATGGTGTCAAAGTTGAGGCTACTAATGGATTCTTAGCAGATGTTAACTTAGAAAACTTTTACTTATTTCCATTAGGCGCAGGTTCTTCTTTGGGTGTTAGTGTTGATGGTGTTGGTTCAGTTGCATCAATGTATAACTGTTCTTTTACTGGAGAGGGAGCTTCGGGTTCTGTGGCTATTCAAATATCTGATGGTGCTGAATTTGAAGGAGCTGCTTTAGATATTCCTGATTGGGATTATGGTATTCAAGTATTAAACTCAGGAACAGCTTCTACATTTAGAGTTGTTGGATCTATGATTCATAACTCTGGAACTTATGACATTGATGTTTTGCATCCAACTACTAAAGGTAGATTCCAGGGTGTATCTGACCACTCTAAAATAAATAATGCAAGTAATGATTTCTTCTGGAATTTCTTAGATGATACTGATGGAGAAAATGACGTTACAAGAAAGTTATCAGTAACATTTGAGGATGGAACACATACTGATGCGACCACTTTAATTTTCAACGGATCACCAATGGGTGTTATGACTGGTGGTGAGATTACACTCTTAACTGGTCTTACTGTTTCTACCGCTGCTGGTTTTGGATATCTGCAAGACTCTACTAACCCTGAAGTATTTAAGAGAATAGATTGGGCTAATAGCACAATATCTTTATCACCTAATACAAATAACTATATTTATTTAAATGATAATTCTATTTTATCAACATCTGGAACTCAACCTAATAGTGTTAATAATATTATTTTGGGTAGAGTTGTTACAAATGCTACAGGTGTTGAATTTATAGACCAGAGTCCATTTGATGGAGCTCATATGTCTAACAAACTATCTGAATTTAATAGAAACGCTTTGGGTTCTGTTTTTGCTGATGGTTCTTTAGTCACTGAGAATGTTACACCATTTAAATTAAACGTTACTGCTGGTGAGTATTACTTTTCTGAAAATCAATTTCAACCTACTGGAGGAACCGGAATTACATTCTCACAATATTATTCTGATGGTTCGACTGGTTGGATAACAACTTTAACACAGTCTGTTAATAACTATCAATATGACGGAGGTGCGGGTTCTCTTGTGTCATTGACATCAAGCTACTATACTAAACACACTTTATATTTAGTTGGAGAAGGTGTTGATGAAGAATATTTCTTAGTTATTGGTCAGACACAGTATTCTGATTTAGTATTAGCTGAAGGTGCTAATTTACCAACACCACCTTCATTCTTTAATGATGGTGTTGTTCCAATTGCATCAATTTATGTACAACAGGGAACTTCATCAATAGTTCAGATAGAAGATATTAGACCTGTTATAGGTTTTAAAGCTAGTGGTATTAATGCTGCTGCAACTCACGGAAACTTACTTGGTCTTACAAATGATGACCACACACAATATTTACTTGTTGATGGTGCTAGACAAATGTCTGGTGATTTAGGATTAGGTGGAAATGATATATTTAACATTCAAAATATTTCTGCCAGTGGTTCTACTATTACTAATGATTTAAGAATTAGTGGAATTTCTAGTAACAATGCTCTCACAAGATTCGCGGTTGTTGATACATCAGGAAATGTCTTTTATAGAACTTCTGGAGGTGATGGAACATCTGGAACTTCGGGAACTTCCGCCACTTCGGGAACTTCCGGTTCAGCTGGAACCTCTGGAACCTCTGCGACTTCAGGAACTAGTGGAACATCCGCTACTTCAGGAACTAGTGGAACATCCGCCACAAGTGGAACTTCAGGAACATCTGCTACTTCAGGGACAAGTGGTTCAGCTGGAACAAGTGGTTCAGCTGGAACTTCAGGAACATCTGCTACTTCAGGAACAAGTGGTACAACTGGAACTAGTGGAACTTCTGCTACTTCTGGTACAAGCGGCACAACCGGAACTAGTGGAACTTCTGCTACAAGTGGAACTTCAGGAACATCTGCTACAAGTGGAACCTCTGCTACTTCTGGAACCTCTGCTACAAGTGGAACATCTGCTACTTCTGGGACCTCTGCTACAAGTGGAACCTCTGGTTCATCTGGAACTACTGGAACATCCGGATCAAGTGGTTTAACCGGAACTAGTGGAACATCAGCGACAAGTGGAACATCCGGAACCTCTGCTACAAGTGGAACATCCGGTTCATCTGGAACCACTGGAACTTCAGGAACTACTGGTACCTCTGGAACAAGTGGCACAACTGGAACATCAGGTACCTCAGGGACCACAGGAACATCGGGAACTTCAGGAACCGGATTTAATACAATATCTAATCCATCTGATAATAGGATTTTAACATCAGATGGAACAGTGAACGCAGCAAACGCTGAATCTAATTTAACATTTGATGGTTCAGTTTTGAATGTTGTAGGTAATTTAGTTGTGTCTGGTGATATGACCATCAATGGAACT